CATGTGGGCACCAGCTCTCCCCTTGTAAGACTGGCACGGCCTAATAAGAGGCCAAGATGCAAGAGAACCGCGCGCGCCCCTTGAGGAAACTCAGGGGCGCCTTTTTTATTCCCGCTAATACTTATCTTTGTACCCCTGCTGAGATAACGGATTAGCCGCTCAGGCTACATCCTTTACAATGTGTATTTGATGTGTATAATAGATCTTGTTGATTAACAAGGAGTAAACCATGGATAGCTCCACGGTAATCAGCAGGATTAAAGCGGATGGCTGGAGGCTCCAGAGCGTGAAAGGTGATCATCACAATTTCAAAAAAAGCCGGTTTTCAGTTCATCGTGACGATCACTCACCCGCGCAAGGATGTGCCAATCGGGCAACTGAAAGACATATCCAAGAAGTCAGGCATAAAATTTTAAGCCAGTTGGTCGGGCGAGGGGTCTTCCCTCGTCCGTTTTCTCGCACAAGAACAACGGAGGCAGTAAATGCGTTACCCGTGCGCGATCGAAACAGGAAACGGCGTTTATGGTGTAATCTTTCCCGACCTTCCCGGATGCTACCCCTCTGGAGAAACCCTAGAGGACGCGTTCAAGGATGCTAAAAAGGCTGCCGAGTCGTGGATGGACGCCATGGCTGATGAAGGTCTTGAAATTCCAGCTCCATCTGCCATGGATGATGTCGTGAAGAATCCTGATTACAAGGGCTGGGTCTTCGGCTCGGTTGACATTGATATGTCCAAAATCTCAGACAAGGCCGAGAGAGTGAACATCACCCTCCCGAAACGCGTTCTGAGGCGGCTGGACAACCTCGCCAAGGAGTCCGGGGATTCCCGTTCTGGGTATATTGCTCACCTTGTCCTTTCGGCCTCATAACCTCAAAAGCCCGGGGCGTTGCTCCGAGCTCTTTGCTACTGATGAGAAACAGCATCCTTATCCGCGGCTACTCTTGTAAGAAGCTCTGCACCCTCCCCAGCCAGTTCTGCGCCTTCTCCGAGTAGGCTTTCGCATCGGGCGAGGCGCTCTTGAGTACGGTCTCCGGTATCTCGGGCGATTTGCAGATCACTCTTGGCTCTGGTGTCTGCGGCGTCGCGCACCCGGACAGCAGTAACCCGCACAGCGCGAGCGTCAGATAAAGCCTTGTCTCGCGCGGCAAGCGCATCAGCCAATTGTCTTGATTGTTTCTCATAGCGTTCCTGCGCCTCCTTTTCTACCGCCCTGGTCTGCTTCTGCCAATCAGATTTAAGCTCGCTGATCTGAGCTTCATACTTCTCCGCTGTTGAGAATCTTCCCCTGGAGTACCCCCAAAACGCAGACGCTATCAAAGCGCCAATGATGACGCCGGTAATGACTAGCCCCCTTTTCCCCATACTTGCCTCTATAAAAACTCAATCAGCTTCTTGAAGAGCTACCCAAAAGGGAGCCCCTGCCCTCTGCAACCTTGCTATAATGCTTCGCGTGAGGTTTATTTCCTTACCGTGGTTTTATCAAATCAGTCGATTGGCCTCCCCGGAAGAGCACACGCTTTCCCGGGGCTTTTTTATATCATCAGGCAAACCTGGGCCATTAATATAGCTATAATGGCTGGGACGAGAACTTTCTCCTTTTTGCCCTACGTCCTCGCTTCTCGTCATCCCCCGGCTTTTGCCGGGGGTTTCTGTTTTCGGTTATTTCAAAGCAAGCACGATTTGAACAATCGTATAGACAAGCCCTGTAGCACCAGCAAACGCAAGAGCTGAATACTTAACCCCAGTGGCTACGCCTCTGAAAAATGCCTCTTTAAGTTCCATATCTCTCATACGCTGCCCCAAATTTTCATTGCGCTTGATATAATTTTTCATGTAGATGTGGTCCATCTATGTGTAACGTTTCTTAAGTCTCTGTTATGATTCGTTCCATCCCCGGAAGAGTTGCCGCTCTTGCCGGGGATTTTTACAGAGATCGGATAAAACCGATGACGCCCAGCACACCCCCAATAACGGCGCAGGCGACCAGCACGAGTTCTTTCCAGAAGTGAAAACGCTCCTTTTTGTATTCGCTGATAGCCGCTTGCTGAGCCTGTTTCAACTTCTGTTCATCCATAAAAGCCTCTAGCTTATCTATTCTTTCTTTGGTATCATCTCTCACGTACAGACCTCATATGTACACATTGCTCAGTCCCCGAAAGAGCTGCAACTCTTCCGGGGATTTCTTTTAACTGAGGAAGAGCTCCTTCTCTGCCTCTCGTCTCCTTACCAACCCCGGAAGCTCCCTCCCTCCCGCTCGCGCCCAACGCTTGAATTCATACCCCGCATTAATTACCTTGCCGGCATTAAAAAGTTTGAGGAGAGTAGATCTGCGGAGTGCCCCAGCGCCACAGTTGTATGCAAAATCCAACAAAGCGATGAACTGCCCTTGCGTTACCGCGACCCTGACAGATCGGGACAGCACATCACGAAGACGGTAAAGCTCAGACTCCAGAAGCTCGTCTGCCTCCTCTTGAGTAATCTTTATGTTCCTGATGACAGGGTTCCCAGATGCCAGGCGTGTAGAGCCATAACCCACAGTCCATACCCCCGCAGGATCCCGGTAGGAAGCCAGCCGGCACCCCTCGTTCGACTTAATGAAGGGAACCGCAATCGCCGGGTCCCACACCGAAAATTCTTTCTTTTCAGCCATGATCTCTCCTTATTTTGTCAGCCAAAGGACAAGAACTGCTGTCACGACTGGGGCAATAAACGCCCTGACAATCCCGAGCAAGAACTCTCTTCTTTCCTTTTGTTTCTCTTCAAATTCGGCCCGCACACGCCTTTCAATTTCCTGCTCTTTCTGCATATCCATAAGCACACCAACCTCTTGCTTTAGTTTTTGAATTTCAGCTATACTGGCGTTGTGCAGAAGTTCCTGTGTGTAAAGTGGGATAAAAAAAGCCCTCGGGAGTTCGTTCCTCTCGAGGGTTTTCGTTTGATGGGGAGGGGCCCCTATCCTTCTATTTGTCTCTGTGCTGCCGGTGAATCTCTCCCCCGCTCACCACATCTGACGCCATCGCCTCTGACCGCTCTTCCATCGCTTTCAGCATCTTGCGGACCGGTGCCGGGATGATTGATCCATACCCCATGCGCTCAATGTTTTCCAAGATACTGCCAAAGTCGTTCAGGCAGAAAGCAAAGACCGCCGCATCCCTAACACTGACGAAGGGTATAACCGAAGTGATATCCAGCCCATGGCAAAGCGCCACGAGGCTCAGTATGACGATCTTTTTGGTGATGCCAAGGAACCCCGTACGGGAATTCCACTGCCCGGTCTTCATCGCGGCATAAGTACCGCTCAAATAGTCGGCTACGATAAAAACAAACAGCCATTCAATCGCGTCATCGATCGGGCCAAAAAGAAAGGAGCACAAGGCTCCCAGAATCCCGCCAACTGCTAAAAGTACACGGGAAGAGAAGTCGGGGATCAGATCTAGCATAGCGCCTAGCAGAAAGTATTGAACGTTTTCGGATAAAGAGATAAACTTGAAGACAAGGAACAGGGTTAGGCTCCCACTACGGCGTGGTGTAACGTTATGGTACAAACCATCCTGCTCTGGGGGGATAAACACCACGATAATTCCTGTGAATCCACGGCAGGAACTCGTAAGGATTACCCCCCATTTCTTTTATACGATCCGGATACCGACTATTTCATAAGTCCACTTCAAATTACTCTCATCTTTTGTCGGTATTAGCTTTCTTATATTTTCAAAACTTTCCCCTTTACTCTTAATCATTTCCTTTTTTGTTTCCCAGTTCTTTTGTTTTGAAGTAATCAAAGAGTAAACGCTTAATCCTCCGTTATGCGTGGCTTTTATATCCACCATAATATGCAAGGGTTTTTCGCCCCTGATCGGCAATTCATAATTCGCATAGCAAAATGCGGTTTTCTCTAAAACATCTTTTCCTTTCTCCTTATGGAAGTTTTTTTGCCATCCCGAAAAATCCCCCTTTTTGAAAATTTTCGGCAATAACCCAATCACAAGAATGTAATCCCTACATTCGCTAACTGCCGCTTCTTTCCCTCTTCTAGAAGCCAACCGTATTACGCCTCTAAGTTCGTTGTACAAACTCACTCCTAGTTTTACGTTCTGTTCGCCAACCTCCGGTAATTTCGCAGGCAAGATTCCTCTCATTGATTGACAATATTTCTGTAACACTTTACCTGGATCCTTACCCAATCCAAGATCCTGATTGGCAATCCTCGCGCTGTTTTTTATTTGCTCGTTGGTTATGGGTTCAGCTGGAATCGATGCCTTCTCAATTTTTAAATTTTTATCTTCTTCTACAGATTCTGAGTTCGTTTCCACTTTAGGCCGGGTAATTGGGGAATCTCTCTTCCCACTCCCGCTCACAAATTGCCCAGTTCTCTCGGAATGGCGACACCCATTGGCGTCCTCAGTGGCGTCCGCCACAGACACAAAGCGATAGATATCCACGAAACGGAACATTTTCATTGGCGCAAGTCCCCTTCATCTGCGCTGTGATTTCTGCGCTGCCATAGCCTATCCCCCTACTCCATAGCGGCCGCGACAAGATCTCTGTCAGCTTCAGAGGCGGCCCAGATGACTGCACAGGTCTCAGGAGAGGGCAAGGTAAATGAATACCCAACGACAGAACTTATAGTTACGTCTGTAGTCCATGTGGCTCCGTCAGTAGTGGCATACGGGGTGAGCTTCTTCAGGACAGCGATAGCCGCTGTAGATACGGAGGTGGCCAAGTATTTTGTGCCACTTCGAGAAAGCGATACCTGCTCAATTCCCTCGGGAAGTGTAGGAGAAATAATCCCCAAGACGGGTGAAAGCCTCCAGAAGGCACATTCTGCCGGAAGAGTATTAGTAGCCTCTGTTGCTGAGACCACATAATCTTTATTGAAATCCACTGTGGCACTAGCGGTGGTTTGCGTTTCTCCGTCGATAATCAGGTGCCCCGGTTTATAGCCATAGTCAGCCACAACGGACAGCGAAAGGGAGCTGACTTTCGGCGTCATCGTTATATCTTCACTGGAAGAACTGTTACCGGAGAGACCTAATGTATTAGCCGTTACATTGATCGTTTGGTTTGCAGTCTGCTTGAGCGTAACGGTATACCCCCCACTGTTCGAAGTCGTCAGAGCGGTGATAGCATCAGCCATACCAGAGGGCTTATAGGTCATCGTGCTTCCGTTCTTCGCCCGGATAGCGTTTGCGATCGCTGTGTAATACTTCGGCTCTGTCAGAACTTTCGTCATGATTTAGTACCCCGTGGAATCGCCGTCGGTGATCGCGGAAATCGCTGTAGTAATCGCCGCGTTCGCTTCAGACTTGGTGTAGTAGTTAGAGAGATCTACCGACGCACCAGAGCCCGCGGCGGATACTTTGCTGTCAACCTCAGCCTTGGTGTAGGCGTCCGTGATGCCGTAGCCCGCGAGCGTTGTGGCTTTCTTCGCGTAGTCGGCAAGCGCTGAAGAGAGCGCGTAGTTATCGAGCTCCGCCTCAATCGTCGACTTGCACGTGGCCAAAGCTTCCTTGACCTTTGCTTTGAGGTCTGTAAACGTTACCGTCATAGCTACACTCCTTTGATGAATTCATCGCATGCCTCGTAAATCGAGGTCATGAATGAGTTAAAAACTTCGACTGTGGTAATGGATTCGGGGACTATTGATGCGGCTTTCTCTGCGTTTACCTTGGCGACCAGAGCCCATGATTTGGCGGATTGTGTTTTCCCGGTCGAAGAATCTGCATCCTCGGTACCGTCAGGCGACTCTTCTGACACGGCCCAGGCTTTGGCATCCATCGCATACGTTGCCGCCTGAATCCCTGCGGTAGCGGCAATCTTGATGTTTTCCATGTTCTCAGCGCAGGCTTCGATCGCGGAGGACGCGGACGCCGCCACACCTTCGGATTCGTCCGCGATATAGCCGTAATCCATGTCGCCTGAAGTGAGCTCTCCGAGCAGGTCCGCTCCTACCGCTTTAACTCCATCGGTTGATTCACTTACTTTCTTAATAACGTCCGTTATCTTGGTGAGGCTCGAGATGTCGTCCAGGTGATCTTTAAGCCCCGTATAGGCGGCGGTAGCCGTAGACTCAGACGCTGCCGCGCTTTCAGCGGAAGCCTTCGCTTCCAATGCGTCCGCCTTGGCGGATTTCGCCGCTTCTTTGGAAACTGCCGCCCATTCTTCCGCGTGATCCGCGAGCTTGAATAGGCTTAATTTCATCTCGGTAGGCGTCGCCGGATCCGTTGGCTCAATAACGATCGCGCGGTCGATACGTTCCGAGAGCTGCTGCACAAGAGCAACCGCCCGGTCAGCCGATTGGTTCAGCACCCGAGGGTCAAAACCATCGTGCGTTGTAAGCACCATCGGCTGAATCTCTGGAATAGCGGATAGGATCGCGATTCGAGCCCCGGATGCCGGCGCTGTAGTCAAAATTACTACACCTCCTGGTGCGTTATTCTGGTCAGCGTTAAGGGAAAC